CATCAACGTGTACCCAGTCTCAGCATCGACTCCAGAGCGAGTCAACGGAACGACAATAACGGTCTACAAAGACGAGCAAACCAATGTCACGATCAGCACGAGTGCAACGCTGACGGGATTGACCTTGCGGTTCGTTGCTGAAAATCGAGCGGGAGAGGACGTGCTTGTCGTCGAGAATGCTGGTTTCGCTGCCAGGACAGCAACGTCTGCGACTTTGCAGATTCCATCGACCCTCACTGATGAGATCGCAGTCTATAACTGGACGTTGCGAGACATTACGACAGGAAACAGTGTCCTTGCAAGAGGAGTGCTGAGCGTACAAGCGGCAGCAAGCAAAGATGCCTAAGCTGTGCCAGTGCGGTAGAATCGTCGCTGATAAATGCGACTGTAAAAGATCTTCAACGCAGAAACGCTCCACAACGAGCGAGGGGCATGGCTACGATCACCGCAAGGCATCAGAGCGGTACAGGGCCAATCATCCTTTGTGCGAGCGTTGCGTGGCGTTATACGGCGTTGAGCAAGCTAATCCAACTGAGGACATGCATCACATCTACGCAATTGCCAGCAATCCTGAGCTGCGAATGAAGAGGTCAAATTGGCTTGCACTTTGTAGACCATGCCATGAGCAGATCGAAGGTGATGCGATGGCAGGGCTCGAGATCAAATCAAGGTCAAATCAATACGATTGGCTAATCGGAGGAAATCATGGTTAGAGGTCGAAAAGCAAAAACGCCAGAGCAAGCAGAAAAGGATGGCTATTACAAGAAGCATCCTGAGCGTCAAAACAAAGATGCTTCCAAGGCTGACGGCAAAGAACCACGCATGCCCGATTTCTTTACGGAAGAAGAAAGGCAAATCTGGATGAGAACCATTGACGACATGCGTCGAATGGGATCGCTTAGCAGTGATCTGGGCCAGATCATCGAGGCTTACGTTGTCGCCTATGCTAGCTGGATCAGCGTGCGTCGAAGGATCGCCAAAGAGGGCGAGGTTGTGACCTTCGTCAAGACTGGTGGGGAGACAGATCACAAAAGGCATCCGCTGCTTCCAGACCTCCACAAGTATCGCGATCAAGCAAACAAGCTTTTGCCTGAGCTTGGCCTTGCTCCAACGCAGCGCAATAAATACTCGCCAGATAAGCCGAAGGAAGAAGATCCATTTGAGATTTGGCTTTCGCAAGCAACGGGGGCCGAGTGATCACCAACAACGTCAGAGGCAGAGTGCAGGATTACATAGATGGCGTGCTGTCAGGCGAGATCGTCGCTTGTCAGCGGGTCAAGGATGCTGTGCGCCGACACGTTGACGATTTAGCAAGGCAGAATACTCAAGACTTCCCGTATCATTTCGATGCTCGATGGGCATCTGGTGTTTGCCAGTTCTTTCCGATCATGCTCAGGCACAGTATTGGAGAGTTCGCCGGTAGACCGCTAGATCTTGAGAATTGGCAATTGTTTGGCCTTTGGAATATCTTTGGTTGGAAACGCAACGAGGATAACTCTCGTAGGTTTCGCAAAGTGTATTGGTCAATGGCTAGAAAGAACGGTAAATCAACGCTTGCTGCTGGTATCTGTTTGTTTCTCGGTGTTGGTGACATTGATCCGGCTACAGGCCGGCCAGAGAGCGTCGGCCAGATCTTGCTGACTGCAACCAAAAAGGAACAAGCCGAGGTCGTCTATAGTGAAACCAAACGAATGAGAGAGCAATCGCCGTGGTTTCTTAAAGAGTGCGTTGAGAAGAACGATCAGATCACTTTCAACAGATCTAAAAGTTACATTCGCAAAGTCTCAAGCGACAAGCCTTTCGACGGACTAAGTCCTCACTGCGTGATCATGGACGAGCTGCATGGTTGGTGTGAATACCATCGCAAATTCTACGACACGATGGTTACAGGGTCAGCATCCAGAACTCAGCCCTTGCACATCATCATTACGACTGCCGGCGACGATCAGTCACATCTTTGGCTTGATGACTACAACTACGCTTCCAGCGTCATGAAAGGTGAGTTTAAAGATGAATCGCTTTTTGCGTTAATCTATGAACTGGATGAAAAGGACGATCCAGCAGACGAGGCATGTTGGGCTAAGTCCAACCCAAACTTGGGCGTTTCAGTCAAGATGGATTATCTTCGCCAGCGATGGAAAGAAGATTCTAGGACATCGCTAGGACGCAACCGATTCACTCGTTATCACGGCAATCGGCTGGTGACATCAACCGAAAGAGCATTTGATCCGGTGCAGTTCGATAAGTGCATCGGTCAACTTGCCGACTGGCGTGGTGCTTGTGCATTTGGTGCTGGCGTTGACCTTGGAGCTAGGGACGACTTAGCGGCTTATGCGACTTGTGCCAGGTTTCGAGTCGGTGACGACACAGAGGGCCGGCCTTTGTATCGCTATGAGTTCAAAATCAAGGCTTATATTGCAGACGATACAAAACGAGATCTGACGATCATGCCTTTTTCTCAATGGATTTACTCTGGCGAAATAACCAAGTCAAAGTTCCCTATTGAGGACTTGAGTCAAAGTTTGATTGAAGAGTGTGCGATCAATAATATTCAGACTGTTGCTTATGATCCATTCAACGGTCAGCAGCTTGGCGAAACACTGACAAAAGCCGGATTAGTTGCGGCTCGCATGGCTCAGAACCAAGCCAACTTCAACGAAGCTATCCGAGATTTTATTAAATTGCTTGCAGATGGTAGAATTGTCTTTGAGGGGGGTGATTTGCTCCGCTGGTGCGCCGGCAATGCAATGCTTTGCAAAGATCGACAAGATCGATGGATGTTTGACAAAGCAAAATCAAAGGACAAGATCGATCCAATCGTCGCTGTTGTAATGGCTTATCGGATTTGCAGTTTGCAACCTGAGCGATTTTCCGGTTCCTTGGTGATGTACTAGCAGAGGATGCGATGGCAAACTTTTTAGGATCGATTTCACGATGGATGGGGCTGGATTGGGAGCAGTGGCCTTTGTCGAAGAGGCTTGGTCAAACTGAGGCATTGGGCTTGCCTCCAGTTTGGTACGCTCACAATAAAATCTGCGGTGATATCGGCCAATTGCCAATCGATATCAAAAAGAAAACAGGGGACGGTGCAAAGACCGACGAGCGGCATCCATCGTATGCTTTGCTTAGAGAGCAACCCAATCAAGTGCAAGCCCCATCTGTTTTCAAAGAGCAGATTTCTAGTCATGCCATCATGCAAGGCAACGGGCGAGCTGCGATCATTCGGGACAATATCGGCAACCCAATCGAGTTGATTCCGATGTTGCCAGATCGCTCGATCACTTTTCTTTACGAGGGCGTCAAATATCATGCAACCAAGCCCGATAAGGATGATGATACCGATATGATGCTTGGACAACCGACCGACAAGAACGGTTGGGTTGTCCTGCTTGATGCTGATGTCATTCATATCCCAGGTTTTACCTATGACGGGGTAAGCGGTGTGGGTGTGATGCAGATGCTCAATAAAGCGTTGCAGATCCCTTATCAGGCTCAAAATTATGAAGTCAATCAGCTTGGCCGAGGCTTTAGAGGAAAGCTAACGCTTGAAGCACCCCCAGGCATGTTTCGCAACGAGGAAGATGCTCAAAAGTTTATCGCTGCATTCAACAAGCATGAGGCAGGATCTGACAACGCTGGCAAAGCAGCATTGCTCAGAGAAGGCATCAAGATGAATGCTGTGACAGTGACTAACAACGAAGCTCAATTTGCAGAGCTAAAGCGATTCAGTCGGCAGGACGTTGGGCTTATGTTCGGCCTTGAAAGCATGCCTGGCGATGGCGATTCGGTCAGCTATAACAGTCTTGAGCAAAAGAACCAGGCGTATCTTGTTGCGTTGGATCGATGGCTGGTCAAGTGGGAAGAGCAACTTGATATGAAACTGCTTTCTCCGGTTCAAAAGACTCGTAGATCGCACTATCACAAGTTCAACCGAGCCGCGATCTTGAGGACTGACCTGGCAACCACAATGACGAGTTTTGTTCAGGCTATTGGGGCTCGTATCATGTCACCCAATGAGTGCCGAGCCAAGCTTGACATGAACCCATACGAGGGCGGCGATGTTTACGAGAATCCCAACACGACATCGGGGCCGGCTAATGAGCCGATGGAACCAGATGACGACAGCAACGATGACGATGCTGATGAACAAGCAAACAACGAAACTGCGATCAATAATCGAGCCGCAGAAGAGACAGTGCGCAGCTTGATCAAGCGAGAAGCAACTAATGCGGTCAATGCTGCGAAGAAAAAGGATTTTGCAGCTTGGATCAACAAAAACTACACTGGTTGGGAAGCAAAGCTTGCCGACAAGCTGGAGGCAATAGGGCTCGATCGGGATTTGGCAGTTAAACACTGCCAAGAGTCTACCCAAGCACTTGCATTGATCGCGGCCAGAACTGAGCCAGATCAATTGCAAAACGCTATACAGTCAGAGGTGAGGGATTGGTCGGATCGAAGGATCTTTAGCTTGATGGGAGTCAATAAATAATGATTATCACGAACACTGCAAAAAAAGAGATCATCCTTGACGGTGTGATCGGCCAGGATTGGCTTGGTGAGGGTATTACTGCTGCTGGCATTTCCGAGGCGCTCGACACAATGCAAAACGCAAAGGTGACAATCAGGATAAACTCTCCTGGTGGAGCTGCCGACGAAGGAATCGCAATTTACAATCTGCTCAAGCGTTACCCTGGTGGGGTTGATACGGTCAACGATGCTCTTGCTGCTTCGGCGGCAAGCGTGATTTTCCTTGCCGGCCAGAAGCGAACAATGGGAGCAGGATCCCGTGTGATGATCCACAAGGCATTGACGATTGAGATCGGCAACGCTGATCAGATGCGCAAAACTGCATCTGTTCTCGATTCGTATGATCGCTCGCTTGTTGAGATCTACGCAAGTTACCTTGACAAGGCAGATGACGAAATCGAAGCTTTGCTCTCGGCTGAGACTTGGTACAACTCGGCTGAAGCAGTCGATGCAAAGATCGCAACTGATCAGACTGCAACCAGATCTACCAGTAAAGCAGCGATGGCGAACTGGTTCAAGAATCCTCCACAGGATCTGGTTGCGGCTGCATGCAAGCGAGATTTTGCAAAAGCGAGAATGGCGATTGCTGCCGGTTGACATCTGTCAAGCAGTAGCGTAGATTATTTTGAAGTCGGGCTAAGTCCCGTGTCTGCAAAAGTGCAACTGATTAGCGGCACACAGCAGCGAAAACCAATGTTTTCGTGGCAGTGTGTTGCTATCTAACGGTTGATAGCTCTCTCTGCCGCAACTTTCTACCACAAGGTGCGCAGAAATGAAGAATTCCAAAGATTTGAGCTTGGAGATTCAAGCCAAGCAAGCCGAGGTCGAAGCGATCACCGCTTTGGCAACTCAAGAGAATCGTGAACTTACCAGCGAAGAATCCTCGAGCGTCGATGCGAGCATCGAAGCGGTCAAGGGTCTAAGCGAGCAACTCAAGCGGGCCGAAAAGGTTGAAGCTTTCGTTGCTGCTAAGGTTGCCAAGATTGAAAACAACAGCGTTGACCAATCGCCAACGTCGATCCGCATTCCTGCCTCTGCTCGTCGAGTTCGTCAACTCAAGAGCTTTAAGGGGCCAAACGCTGAGGCTGATGCCTACGCCAGCGGTCAATTCATTGCTGCTGTTTGTGGCAACGAAGGGTCGAAGCGTTGGTGCAAGGATCACGGCATCCTCAATGCAATGGGCGAGAACGACGATCTCAAAGGTGGATCGTTGGTTCCAGTCCAGTTTGAAAACAGTGTCATCAGTTTGCTTGAAGAGTACGGCGTCTTTGCTCGTTACGCTCGCAACTATCCGATGACCAGCGATTCGGCAACCCTTCCGCGACGCGCCGGTGGTTTGACCGCTTACGCAGTCGGAGAGAATGCTGAAATCACCGCCTCGGATGTGACCGTTGGTCAAGTCAATCTTACCGCTCGCAAGTTCGCAACGCTGACGAAAGTCTCGAGCGAACTCAGCGAAGATGCTGCGATTGCTCTTGCTGACATGCTCGCTAGCGAGATCGCTTACGCTCATGCCGTTAAGCAAGATGCTTGCGGTTTCCTCGGTGATGGTCTGCCGACCTATGGCGGGATCGTTGGCTTGGCTAACGTCCTTGCTGCCGGTTCGGTTGCGACGGCTGGATCCGGCTTAGATACTGCTGCTGAACTGACAATTGCAGTGTTCCAAGATGCTGTTGCCAAGTTGCCACAAATCCCTGGCATCCGTCCAGTGTGGTTTGTTCACTCGGCAAACTACTGGAACGTGATGGCACGACTCCAGTTTGCTGCTGGTGGCAACACTGTGATGAACCTTGGTGATGCTCCCGTTCAACAGTTCATGGGCTACCCAGTCGTGTTCAGCCAGACGCTCCCAAGCACCATCTCCGCTAGCACCAAGTTCGCTTACTTTGGCGATCTTTCGCTTGCTTGCACGATGGGCATGCGTCGCAGCTTGTCGCTCAAGTCTGACGCGTCGCGTTACGTTGAATACGACCAGGTTGGCGTTTTCAGCTCGATGCGCTACGACATCAACGTACACGAGATCGGAACGGCAAGCGTTGCCGGGCCAATCGTTCAACTCAAGGCTGGTTCCTAATCAAAAAGGTAGGTAATTCACATGAACAGTATTCAGCACAGCAAATGGGTTGCAGCGATCAAGCCGGCAGCCATCCTTGATAATGCATCAGCAACCGCAACAGCGATTGATTGCACCAACTGGGACTTTGTGACGATTGCAGTTACCCTCGGGGCAACTGACATCGCCGTGACTGCCTTGAAGGTGCAATCGTCCGATGCTTCTGGTGGAACTTACGCTGACATCACTGGAGCTACCTTCGATGGTGGCAGTGGACTTGGTGGAGCGACTTTGGCTCTGCCTAGTGCAACCGATGATGGTCAGGTTTGTGTTTTCCACATCGACATGCGAGGCAAGAATCCATTCTTGAAGGTCGTTGCGACCTTTGGTGATGGAAGCACCGGCGGTTTTATCTCCGCTGTTGCGTGCCTGAGCCGTGGCAAGATCGCCCCAACAACGTCAACCGGCGTTGCTGACGGCGATTGCTGCATCGTTGTCTAGTCTGGGATCCAATGGATCCCTCCAGGTCAGGTTCATGACGGCGAGGTAAAATTCAAAGCATGAACCTGATTTTGATTAAAGAATGGATGGGACGGCCAGTTGGTTTTCAACTGGTCGGCTGTCAACGTGGTCAAGCTGAGATCCTGATTCAAAGAGGCTTTGCTAAAGATGCCGACAACAATCAAAGCAGAGACAGTATCGGGGCCGAGTGTCGAGCCTCTGACGCTGGATCAGGTAAAAAAGCAACTCGAAATCTCAAGCAGCGACACAACGCACGATCTCCAGCTCGCAGCGATGATTCAGGAGGCTAGAGAGCAGTGGGAGCATGATACCGACAGCGTGACATGCTACACGACGCTCAGGGTCAAGCTAAGCGACTTCTACGATGGCTTTGAGCTACCTAAGGGGCCAGTTTCATCGATCACATCAATCCAATACTATGACGGCAACAACACTTTGCAGACTTATTCGGCTGCAAACTACAGCTTGCACAAAGACGAGATCAGGCTCGGCTATCAAGTCAGTTTGCCGGCTTGGTCAGCAAGATGGGATGCTTGGGTCATCACCTACAAGAGCGGTTATAGCCAAGATGCTTCACTGGTTCCCGCGATTGCCAAGCGAGCCATGATGCTTTTGGTTGCTCATTACTTTGAGAATCGTGACATGCTTATGAGTGAAGCATTGCAAACGATGCGACCTTATGAGGCATTGGTCAGGCGATTTATGAGGGCTAGCTATCCATGAGCGGCTCAGGAAGGCCAAACAGACACAGAGTTGGAAGCATGCGTCATCGCTGCACGATTCAGCAGGTGACAGAGACTCAGGATGCCTCTGGTCAACCTGTCGTTTCATGGACTGATTATGTTGAAAACGAGCCTTGCGAGTATATGCCGACAAGTGGCATTGAAAACATGCGAGGAAGGCAGCTCGAGGCAGGAACTCGGGCCGTTTTTGTCATGAGATACAGATCAGGCTACAACGAGCAAATGAGCGTTGTGTTTGACGGCGAGCGTTATGGGATTACTGCGATCAATCGCGTTGATGGTTTGAAAAAGTATCTAGAGTTTATTTGCTCGGCGGTTCCATGATCAAAGTTGAAATCAACAACAATTTGATTCAAGCACTCAATGCGATCCCGATCACTCTGCGATCTGGGCCGTTTGGTCGTTGCTTGCGTGAGTTTGGCAAGACTGTTGCGCCCAGGGCTGAATCGCTAGCTCGATCATCTAGGGAATCGAACAGTCGTGACAAATGGTCACGCAAATACAAAGACAATCCAGCTTTCCAGAGTGATTCACGCAACCACATGGGGATCAAAGTTACAAAGACTGGATCCTCGGTATACGTTGGGGCAACTTACCCAAAGGGCAACAAACAGCAGTTTGTGATGCCAGTCAAAAAGGGTGATTCGTACACTCGCTACCATTGGGGCAAGCCAGGCCAGGTTGTTCAAAGAGTAAGCAAAAACGGCGTGGTTTATAACGTCAGGGTCAACACAAAGCCAACAACGGCCAGATTCCCGAAAGCTGAAAGGGCGACCGTAAAGGCTTTTGATCAGATGCGTTCATCCGCAGAAGCGGCATTTCTAGCACAATTGCAAAAAGAACTTAAGGAGTTACGCCTTGGCTAAAAATCTTGCATTAACCGACACGGTAACCATAGCTAACGCAGGCACGACATCAACATCGATCAGCATGAGCCGTGGCCGAGTGCCTTTGGCTGTGCTGACTCCAGCAGCATTAACCGGGACGACGTTTACATTTGAGGCAAGTGTTGACGGCACAAACTTCTACGACCTTTACAACGGTGGCACTGAGTACAGCGTCACGGTTGCGGCCAGTCGATACATCGCACTAAATCCTGATGTGTTTCAGGGAGTGCAATATGTGCGGCTGGTGAGCGGATCGTCCGAGGGTGCATCAAGAACCATTTACGTCATCAGTGGAGAGCTGTAAGCGTGAGCGGAATCGGTGAGGCACTTAGAACAAAGCTACTGACCTATGCAACGGTGACCGACATCATCGGTCAACGTATGTATCCTGATGCATTGGTGCAAAAGGCATCTTTGCCGGCAGTGGTTTACTATGTGACATCAACTCAGCGAGATCATCACTTGAGCGGGCTTGGTAAATCGGCACATGCCAGATTTACCATTGAATGCTACGCTTTGACGAGGGTTGCAGCATCAGCACTTAGCAAGGCGATCCGTGAGACTGGAATCGATGCTTTTAGAGGTGTCGTCAGCAGTTATACATTTTGCGGAGTCGATTTCGATTCTGGCGATGAGTACCTAAACGATATACCGACCGATGGCAACCAAGAGCATCGGTATTTGGTTTCTTTTGATCTCTTGGTTCACTACAAGGAGCCCTAGAAATGGCTGCATTGACTGTTGCGGACACCGGACTTGGAGCAACCATTTCCGGCACTGGTTTGGTGACTACTCAGATCACTCGGATTGGAGATTTCACGGTCAGCGTTGACCAATTGGAAATCTCGCATCTTGGAACGACTGGATATGAAGAACTCAGGCCAAGTGATCTGCGAAAGAATCCAGAGGTTGAAGTCGAGTTCAATTGGCTCGGTGCAGCTCCGCCGATCACGACGGCGATGATTCCATCAAGTGAACCATACGCGGGGATCAGCGTGACGATCACCTTCCCAGGTGCTGGATCACTCGCTGGAACTGCTTTTGTCAAGTCGGTCAAGTTTCCAAGTTGCGAAAAAGGCACAATCATGAAGGGCAGCTATACACTGCAATTCGATGGTGCAACCGACATCACGTTCACGCCTGCTTAATTACATTGATTGGAGGGTTTAGCAATGTTTAGATTGCAGCAGCAGACTGGCATCAAGTTTACTGGTGAAACTGTTGAGCTCAAACAGTGGCAGATTTACTACGGGGATGTCCTCGTCGGTTATTTGCCACAAACTCAATCGGCTCAGATCCAGGCTCTATTTGAGTTTCCACATGATGAATTGACCGATGACGTTTTGGCAGAGTTTGCAATGCTTCAGGCTGAAAAGCTTGGAGTTGACAATTGCCAAGTGACTCGGCCAGAAGAATTCTCTCGTCAATTTGTCGAGGAGGCTTTAGCAATCAGAGCTCAGGAGGAAGATGACGATGAGTGATGCCAAGAACAGGTTCTTTGCGGTTGCTAAGCGACCGCTTAAAACCGAATCGATCACGATCAACGGGGAATCCTTTATCATTCGTGAGTTGTCAGAATCTGACGCTGCCGATCTTGAAATCAAAATGCAATCGAAGGATGGCAAGTTTGATTTCACTCGGCATCGTCGGCTGATGGTTTCAGCTTGCTTGGTCGATGAAGCCGGCAAGCAAATCATCGAGGATCCTGATGAGCTCAAGGATTGCCCGAAGGTTGTGATCGGCCAGATTTATGATCGTTGCTTGAATCTCTCGAATTACTCCGCCTTAGAGGTCGAAGATCTGGCAAAAAAATCCAGCGAAGCCAGCGGTTAAAAATTGCTTTCCGTCTGGCTTTGCAATGGGGGATTCTGGACGTTCAAGGGTGGCTTAAATCGCTGCCTGAGGGCGCATTGGATCAATGGATCGCTTTTGACAAGGTAGAACCAATGGGCGAACAATGGCAGCAAACAGCAAGCATCTTGCAAGCGGTTAATCTGCCTCTATTCGCTCGTTCTGGTCAAACCTTGCCGGAGGTCGATGACTTTATGCCATCGCGTTACAAGCGACCTAAGAAGCGTCTAGCGAGTCAACTGTTTCAATCCGCCGATGCTGTCAAGCGTCAAGCAGAGCGAGCTAAATCAATGTTTTGGGGAGGCAGCAAATAGATGGCTCAAACGATCAATGTTGCCAACATCAAGATTGGGCTCGATGTTGACGAGCTGCGCAAAAACGGGCAGTTTACTAGGGCTGAGTTGAATAGCATCAGCAAGCTCGCTAGGGAGTCAATTGATCCGTTTGATAAGTACGCTGACGAGATGGATAAGTTGGCTCGAGCATACCGGGCCGGGGGTGTTAGTGCTGAAGCGTTCGTTAGGATGCAGGAGCGACTTAGCCAAAAGCTCGGAGTGAAGATCCCAACTGCTAATCTTGAGGCATATTCAACCGGAATGCAGGCACTCAGGGCCAAGCTTGAAGCTGGCACAATGTCTGCTGATCAGTTCAGAGTTGCTCAGGCCAATTTGCAACGATCACTTGGAGCTGTCACGCAATCAGTTCAAGAGCAAACCAGATCTATTGGATCGAATGCCAATGCAATGAGCCAGCTTAAGAGCATGGCAGCAGGGTACATTGGCGCAACAGCTGCTGTCAGTGGACTAAAGCAAGCTATCTCGTTTGCATCTGAGGCTGAGCAGACCAGGATCGCTTTTGAGGTGATGACCGGATCAATTTCCACAGCGCAGATGCTGATGGATCAATTCAAGGCTCTCGATGTGCAAAGCCCGATCAACGCAGGCGATTTTGCCAGCGCAGCGAAAACATTGATGCAATTTGGCTTAGCTGCCGAATCGATTCCTGGGATACTCAGTTCAATGTCAGCGATCTCGCTAGGAAACACTCAGCAGTTCCAGAGTCTATCGCTCGCTTTTGGTCAGGTTGCTGCCAATGGTCGATTGATGGGTGGCGAGCTGTTGCAAATGGTCAACGCTGGTTTTAATCCATTGCAGGAGATCAGCAGAACGACCGGCATTGCAATGGTTGATCTTAAAAAGCAGATGGAAGCCGGCGGGATCTCTGCTGACATGGTCGCTAAAGCTTTTATGACTGCAACTGAAGAGGGTGGCCGGTTTGCTGGCATGAATGAGCGACTTGCCAACAGCATTGCCGGCCAGTACAGCAAGATAGAAGGGGATATCAAAGCTTTGGCTGTTGAAGTAGGCACAGAGCTTATCCCGTTATTATCAAAAGCATCTGAAGGGCTGAGGCAACTCTTTCAAACCGAGAGCGGTGGCGAGGGGCCAGGCGTGATTGGTTTTAACATCGGGCTAATCTCCGATGCTTACACAAGCATCATCGGTGGTTTGCAAAAAACTGATCTATCGTCGATGATTTCACCAATTGGCTTTGTTCAAGATGTCGTGAGCGGTCAAAACACTGTTTTTGGCAATATCCTAGATTCGTACGAAGAGCTCAAACAGGCAGAGCAAGATCGCCAGGATCAAATAACCTTGAGCAATGCTCAGGAGGCAGAGCGAGCAAAAGTACTCGCTGAGCAAGCTGCGATTGAGAAGGAAGCAGCAGTGGCTCGCAAAGAAGCAGCAGAGGCTGAAAAGAAGATGCTTGCTGGAGTTCAAGCTGAGGCCGATGAGCGAAATAAAGTGTCCAAAGAGATCATGGCGATGCGCGATGAGTACGACAGACTTGTCATGAGCGAGGAAGAGTACAACCGAAAAAAACGCGAGGCCGCTGGTTATACAGAGCAGGAAATGGCTATTGCTGAGGATTTTGATCGTAGGATCGCAGCAGAGCGTGAAAAGAAACGATTGGCACAGGAAAAGGCTCCAGCCAAAGAAGCAGAAAAAGCAATTGCAAACATCGCTCCAGCACTCAAGGCCGGAACTGCTGAGGCTTTCCGATTTCTCGGTGATCAACAAGCCAAAGCAACGCAGCAAGCAGAGCAAAAGAAGATCCAAGAGGCGATTCTTGAAGAGCAAAAGAAAGCCAACGAACTGAACAGACAAGCCCCAAGATTGGCGAGGTTGTAACATGGCAAATAGTTTGGTTGGATCAGAGCTGCGGGCTGGATCTGGCTTTGCTCGCAAGGGCGAAGGGTTTAAGCTGATCTTTGGCGAGACTTGGAACTTTCGAGTCAAAACAGACCAGGTTAGCTCTGATCGACTTGACGTCCTTTATAACACGCCAGGTTTGCCCTATGCCGGCTTGATCTATGGGCCGCTTGGTTTGATCTGCGATGAGGTCACTTGCGAGCGAGACACAAAGCACACTCTTTATTGGAACGTGCAAGCTAGATTCCAGACAGGTACAGCACAGCAGAAGGCACAGGATGAAAATCAACCTAGTCCTGATCCGTTGACCTGGACTCCGATCTTTACTGTCGATTCGTTTACGACGCGGGAGCGAGTAATTGACGAGGATTATACAACGCCAACGGCTAAAAAGCCGCTTAACTCAGCTGGCACTCCGTTTGACTCGCCTTTAGTGTCGTCATCTACTCAGTGTCAATTTTCATTTGTTCAGTTCGAGGATCCTACGCTCAAGCTCAAGACGATCATGGATCGCAATGATTGCGTGAATGCGTCAAGCTATGTGACTGACGGCCAGACCTATGGAGCCAGAACGCTTCTGGTTGCAGTTCAAGAAGCAGAGCTCGGTTCATTCGCCGGCTATCAAGCGTGGAGGATCAAATACAGGTTTACCTATGATCCTTTGACGCATGATGAAAAGCGGCTTGATGTTGGGCCATATTATCTCGATGGATCTGGCGATACGCAGGTCTATAAAGACAAGACAAACACATTCCCAATAATCGGTGCTCTCAACGGATCTGGAGCTAAATCGACAACTCCGAGCGTGCTTACTTTTAGAATCAAGAAAGAAATCTCGTTTAGCTTCCTGAGGGCATAATGGCCGAAGAAGTTTACTATGCATTGGGTGAGGGCGAAGCTGAAAAGCTGCGGGGGATCCTTGGTGGAGCAAATCCGCAAGCTAGCAGTCCTCTTGGAGCTCCAGAGGCAGCGTCAGTGTTGGTTGCGGTTGCGACATCGACGATTACCGCAAGAGCTGGAACCACGCTAGGGACAGGGACAGCTCAGGCAAAATATATTGACTCGTCGAACGTATTGCAAAATACCGACATCCTCAACGTACTGAATCCTGGGTCAGCAATTGCAAATGGATCTTACGTTGTTTTGCTGCGTTCTGGCGGCTCATGGCTTGCCGTGGAGGTTTGCTAAATGGGTAAGCTCGGAGGGTGTTGTTGCGCATGCGAATGTTTGGAAGTAGGCGATTTGCCGAGTATTTCAATTAGCGGGATGACTGGCGGCTCATGGGTCGCATCAACATGTTGCTGGACTAAAACATTCACGTTTAATACAACGCAGACCACAACGACGACATGCCTTGCGTCGCACAGCGTGCAGTCCTATGAGGCCACGCTGGAAGCCGATGTTTACATCATGGACAAAAAGACACCTCCTTTGTTTTTAACTGAGCAAGACTTTCCGCTTCCATTGGAGTACTGTTGTGATTCTGGTCAAACTTTTATTGGTACTGCGACCGCGTCATGTAGCGGCACACTTGAATCAAAAGTAAAGATCTCATACAGACCAAAAGAGATCGTAGTAAGGGCAAGCAAGCAGTCTGTTACATGCAACGGATCGACCTCATGCAAGCTTGTTTTATCTACAAGTTACGTTTATGAGTACGGTTACTTTGAAATGACTGAACTAGGCTCAGGATCGGAATACGCGGTAGAGGCAGATCCTAATTCTTCATGTTTTGAGCAAACAAGCGTTCCAGCTAATTTGTGCTCGGGAAGTGAAAGCAATCCAGCTGGCTCGTTTGATTGCACTACGCCAGTTCTTCTATTGCAAGAGTTTTCATTTAATCGCGTAAAGATTTACGATGCTTGGCCGACTGGAAGCGTCGTAATAAACAACGACGCTATACCGGAGGAAGGTTGTGAGGTAGAGATTTGTAACGAGCAGGATTACGCTAACCAGGTTTGCTTGAGTGCAACTGGAGAGGGTTGCGGTTACGATTGCACGCCAGGTGAGCTTGTCGAGCAAACGTGGCGACCTGAAAATGCATGTGACGGCTTGCAGGAACAATATGTCTATTCGGATTGCGACTCTCCGTTTCCAACGATAGATATTTACACCGATAATGAGCCAGATACCAGGTTATGCGACGAGCTCACTAGAACAGCGATAGACTTTCCAGCGGATGATCAATGCGCAGCTACAGAGGAACCTACTAGATGCCTTTTTGTGCCTCAAGTTGGCGGGCTTTTTAACGGTGCATCAACTGAGCTTGATCCTCCATATCTTGGAATTGGCAGTTTAGGCGATTGCATAGTCGGAAAAACTCCATTCCCGTCAAGTTGTTATTACGACGATCCATGCGGAGATGATGCAGTTGGATGGCCTAGATTTGGAGAAAAGTTTTTAGATGTAACGACTTACAACTACACTCAAACTTGTACAAACACGACTCAATCGCTTTGCATCAATGCACCAACATGGACAATAGTATTCGCGTAAAAACGATTGTTCTTGTCGGTGGAAATGCCGGCCAATGGACAGTCAACAAAAATCAAACTGGCGAAAGTAAACTGCGATCACGTTTGCTGTTTGTTCGCTCGCTATGGGCTGATCTTCACAACGGCACAGTTCACGATGCATTAACGCTCGCAGATTGGGAGTTGAAGATCCCTCAATATGGTTGTCAATGCAAGCGGTTTTATGCCGACTGGAAAGCCGACAATCAACCAGACTTCAGCAGTTCAGAAGCATTCTTCGCTTGGGGTGTTCGATTGCACAATGCGGTCAACGCGAAGCTAAACAAGCCACAAATCACGATGGACGAAGCTTACTCTATTTGGAGGTCAAACGATGGGCAGTCCCAAAACAGCGGGGAGATTGTATCTTGAAGAACTCTGCGCCAAGTTTCCAGATGCGTCGAACATAGGGCTAGCCAAGAAAGCGAAAAAAGAACATCCCGAGATGTTCACCAACGTCGATCACGCCAGGACGGTGATACGCATCATTCGCGGCGCGGCTGGTAAACGCAATTTGAGGTCAGCAACTCAAATCAGGCAAAAAGGTAAGGCCGGCCAGAAGCCTAAGATGCCTCCATCCCTAGCAGAAGGCTGGGAGCCAGTCCAGATTAACGCTAAACGTGTTGGGATAATTTCCGATGTTCACATCCCATATCACTCCGAAGTTGCGTTTGACGCAGCGGTAAAGCGTTTGAAGACGATGAAGCCTGACTGTCTCCTAATTAATGGAGACTTCGCAGATTTCTACCAAGTCAGCAGGCATCAACGCGATCCATCTAAGCGGAAGTTTTCAGCGGAACTCAAATTGGTCATCGAAGGGTTAGAGTGGTTGCGATCAGAGTTTCCAAAAATCAGAATCATCTACAAGCAAGGCAATCACGAAGAGCGGTGGGATCACTTTATTTGGAATCGAGCCCCTGAAATCTACGACCTCGCAGCGGTAAGAATTGACGAGTTGACGCAATGCAAGCGACTCGGTATTGAGATGATTGGCGATCAATTGCCGATAATGCTAGGCAAGCTGCCAGTCCTTCATGGTCATGAACTAGGCAAGTCAATTTTTAGTCCAGTCAATCCTGCGAGGGGTGCATTCTTGCGGACGCATCATACTGTCCTAGTTGGTCACTCGCACCAAACCAGCGGACACGCCGACGCTGACATGTTTCACAGCGAGACTTTTGTGTGGTCAACTGGTTGCCTATGCGACCTGACTCCAGAGTACGCTCGAGTAAACAGATGGAATCATGGTTTCGCGTTCGTTGAAGTGGCTTCAGACCAATCGTTCAACGTCAGCAACTTTAGAATCAACAAACGCGGAGAAGTTCGAGGTGCGTGATGCGTTTCAAGATTCGCGGCCAGTACTGGCAGATCGTCTGGAGCAAGCTTCCAAGATCAACGCTTGGATTGTGCGATTGGGCATCCAGAACCATCACGATCAGCACATCAAAGCGAGTTAAGGGCGAGCTGGAGCTAGACACGATATGCCATGAAATCCTGCATGCTGCCATGCCAGACATTGCAGAAGATGCTATTGATTCGACCGCGACTTCTTTGGCAAGGGCTTTGACGAGGCTTGGTTATACTCGTCAGCCTTAGCAAGCAACCATTTGCGGACAGACAGGCCAGATTTCTTGACGGCCGACAAGATTGCTTGGTGTTCATCGTCGGTCAATCGGGCCAGGCATCGAGGCTTTCCGTAGTCTTTTCGTGGCAAAATCCCTGCCTTTGACATCTTTTGATCCCTGAAAATATTTTTGGAAAAAGTAGCTACAATTTGCGGCTGCCCTATTGCAACCGCGTTTTCGTGTCGATACAAAATAGCACTCACGCCAAAGTTAGGCAACTCAAACAAAGGAATTGATGATGAACGCTGGTAATTTGATGATCGCTCGCAAAGACGGGCAGCAAGTGTGGATCGGTGACGCATGCGTGACTGTGCATGTGTCATCGGGAAGAGGCAAGCAGTGCAAGCTACAAATCACTGCACCAGAGCATGTCAAGATCATTCGCGGAGAGCTCGCTGCTAAGCCAATCGAGAAGATCGATGTTTATTACTGCTCGAAAAAAGATCGATGGTACTGCAAGGTTAATGGCATCTCTGAGCCTCTGATCAAGCACTACGACATGATCGGAGCTCATGATTATACCAAGCTTGAAGATGCCGTAATTGCTGTGGCGTACAACAATGGCTTGACGCTCGAGCCAGGCGACATCTGCGTTAGCCTCAACGACATGCATTCTTTTTGGACACTGGGCTAGGTGCAAGATGAATCGATTGATTGAAGTGTTTTTGGTTCGGCTAACGACCATGTCACGCATGGAGCTCGGCCAGTTTGAAGTGCCTTGTGATTGGGGTGCTGACACGATTTGCAACTTCTACGAAAAGCGTGAAAGTCGCATGATCGATGCTGGTTGGGACATTGGCTTTCGCATCGTGGAGGACTGCCAAGGTGTGGAGTGATCTGATCATTTTCGGCAGCGGGATCCTCGTCGGTATCCCGCTTGGAGTTGGTTTGATTTTGTTCTGTGGAATCGAAAGTGGAGAGTGATTTAAAATGGAAGTGCAAACCAGTATTGTCACGATTACGCCAGAAATGGCTAAGCAGTTTCTCGAAAAGAATGTCGGCAATCGCAATGTCGCCGTGGAACACGTTCGAAGATTAAGTCGGATGATGAGCGATGGAAGTTTTTTGTTCAACGGTGATGCGATTCGCATTGATAGCGATGGTAATGTTCTCGATGGTCAACATCGTCTTTTGGCTTGCGTAAAATCTGGAGTACCATTTAAGACAATCCTGATTGTTGGCTTGCCGAGGGTGGTTTTTGCAACGATTGACCAACAAAGCAAACGAACTGCGGCTAATACGCTGTACGTCGCTGGAGAAAAGAGCTGCAAGGATCTAGCGGCTACACTTGGCTGGATTGAACGATACTTCACCGGAGATGTGATCAGTGTCAGATCAAAGTTCAACAATCAGCAAATCTTAGTGCTTCTTGAAAAATACCCAGGGGCAAGAGAGGCATTGTCAGGCTTGTATCACACGAAAGGGCTTGTGTTCCGCACTGTTGCTGCTGCTTGCAATTACCTTTTTCGATTAAAGGATCCAGAGTTGGCAGAGGTGTTTTTTGAACAACTGCTTTCGGGTGTTGGATTGGTTGAAGATTCTCCGATTTACGTTTTGAGAGAAGCGTTGATGAGAAACGCCATCGAGCGGAATAAACATTCGCAGCAATACATCATGGCAATCATGATAAAAACGTGGAATGCTATGCGTAAAAACGAAAAGTTAAAAATACTGCGATTTGGAAAAGTTGGAGCGACTCACGAAGCTTTCCCAATCGTTTTCTAACAATTGATTTGTGTTTGTGTTTGTTTGTGTTTGTTTCTGTTTATTGGAGGATTTTATTGTGGCTATTCACAAAGGAAAGCAGGCAAAAGCCCGCAGGATCTTGATTTACGGGGAGCCAGGCGTTGGAAAGTCAACACTTGCATCTCAGTTTCCTCGGCCAGTGTTTCTTAACCTAGAGGATGGAATCCGCGATCTTGATTGTGATCATACCGATCAGATCAGGACGACTAAGGAGTTCATGCAGTATCTGGTGGCAGAGCTGCCGGCGAGCGACTATGCAACCATCGTCATCGATACTGTCGATTGGCTGGAGAAGCTTTTGATGCATGACGTTGCTCAAAAGGCCGGCAAAGCGACGATTGAGGATATCGGGTTCGGCAAAGGTTATCAAACCCTCGCCAAGCATTGGCAAGATGTGTTTGTTGCGTTGTCCCACCTGTGGAATCAAGGTCGGCACATTGTGTTTACCTGTCACGCCACTATTGATCGCTTCGCTGATCCAGAGGGTGATGGGTACAACTACTACCGGCCAAGCTTGCACAAGTCAGGCTCAGTATGTGTGGCTGAGTGGTGCGACGAGGTGCTATTCTGCCGTTACAGTCGTTCGACTAAAAAAGCTGACGATGGAAAGCGTACGATTGCTCTCCAGGGCGAACGTGTCATCATTTGCAACAACATGCAAGCAATCGAGGCCAAGAATCGATTGGGCATGCCTGACGAGCTGCCGATGAACATTGAATCTTTTAAGCGATTTATGGCAAAACCAGACGTAAAGCCTGCAACGAGCGTCGTTGTGAGCGTCAAAGAGACAGAGTTGGAAGAGTCGGTCACGTTTTGATTTAGGAGGTGGCGAGCATGCCAAACATTGATTTCAATGCAGATGAGTTTTACGAAGCACCAAGGGGCGGTGATTATGCGCCGATGCCTCCTGGCAACTATCAAGCTCAGATCATTCAAGACGAGGAAAAGATCAGTAGCAAAGGAGATCGGTACGTTCAATTGACGGTGCAGATCGCTGATGGGCAATTCAAGGGCCGGCTGCTGTGGGAGTCGCTGAACTTGTGGCACTCCAACGAAAAGCCACGCTCAATTGCTCGAGCGACCTTTGCATCGATTTGCAAGGCCGTTGGTGTTAAGAGTCCCAGGGACACTAGTGCGATTCTCAATAAGACTTTGGTTGTGGGTGTCGGCGTTCGGCACAATGACTACAAAGGCAAGGAAGAGAATCACATCAAGGTTTACCTGCCGGCCACAACTCAGCCAACCGTTACTCCTCCAGCACCGCAAGATGTGGTAGTTAGCGAGTCGCCGTGGTAGAGCTGTGGTTCATTGTGATTTCAGCGTGCTGGCTGGTTTACAGCTTGTACGATTTGTAGGTGGTTTCCTCTGTAGCTTAATCCAGGCAAAGCAGCACCCTTCTAAAGTGCAGTTGCAGGTTCAACTCCTGCCAGGGGATCTTGTGTCGGTTTTTAGTTTTTAGTTTTGAAGGGGTTTACGATGAGAACGATTGCTATTTTGTTGGTTCTACTGTTGGCTGGTGTTTCGCAGGCGCAGACTTGGCAAAACATCAACGTGCCTGTCAATACAGTGAGAACGATCACGAAGGCTGAAAGTCCTGTGTACATCAACAGTTTGTCGGTTTACGGTACGCTCAACGTGGAGGCAGGAGTTGAGTTGGTGACGGGAGGCTCGACGAGGTTTGCGATTTACTCAACTGCGAAGATCTACTTTCTAGGTACAGAGACGCAAAGGATCAGGGTCAGACCGATTGGTACGGGGTGGTCTGGCGTTGAGAACTTTATGCGAACAACTCGGCCAGTGTTGCGAGTTGCTTGCACTGACTTTGAAGGTATGCAAGGCATCGGTTCGGGTAACGCGCCTGGCATAAAATTGTGGAATGTCGACGCGATTTTCCACAATTGCACCTTCTCCATGCCATCGATAAACGCGAGAGGATTGCCAACGACAGCCTTGCAGTTTATTGGCAGCGTCTCGGCAACTGCCGACACAAACTGCATCGGAGAAGTTCTCGATTGCACGATCATCGGTGCGCAAACAGGCATCAATAATTCGACATACGTTGACGTCTACGATGTAACAATTATTGGCGCAACGGTTCCTTACCAGCAATACGCAAGACCAGTCAGAATCTCGGTCGACCAGTAATGCTCAGGATCGGTCGTCTAGTGGACTAGGACGCATGGCGTGACGCCGTGAAACGCGGGTTCGACTCCTGCACGATCCTTTTGTTTGTTTGTTTCGCTTACTTTGGAGGGTTTTAAGATGAGTTTTCCCGATGTGTTTGATGTGCTTACGAAGATCGAGGCAATGCCAGAGGCAATGCATGATCGAGCCAATATCATGATCTCGTTTCTAGGCCTCAAGGATTGGCACGATGTTCATCAGCTTGAAGAGCTGCTTGGCATCGAGTTTGAGACAACCTTTGCCTCAACCATGCTCAGAGCTGCCGATCCTGAAAAGCCAAGATTCAGCATCTACGCTCACACAACCTTTGACATGATTGCCGACAGGAAGCAGGATGCGAACATCCTGGCAACAAGCGTGGTTGACGAGCTGGCTAAGCGAGGCATGAGCTATGATCAGATCAAAGCCAAGTTTACCGATCTGGTGAACCAGTGAGAATCGTATTGTTGATCTTGTGCTTGGCGGGGTGTCGGGCCGATCAGTCAAAAAGTTTTTATTATATTCAAGAGGTTAAAAGTGAAAGTCACATTGCAAAGAAAGCCGTTTTTGGAGTGCCTAGAGCTAGCCGCGTCGGTCGCCAGCTCCAGGGCCAAGGATCTCTACGGCAAGGTTCGGTTCGTCGCTCATACCGCGCAACTAGAAGCGACTGATGGCGAGACATCGATCACGGTGGACTGTGGCGATGCCGTAGAGAGCAGATCGGCGGGAATCGTGCTGCTTGATCCAAAGCGGACAGTTGCAATCTTCAAGGAAAGCCGAGGAGACTCAATCACGCTGGAGGCTCAAAAGAAGGGGATTGTGTTTTCAACCGCTGAGGGCCAGTACACGCTGCCGACAGAGGATCCATCGGTGTTTCCAGACATCGACAGCATTGATGGCGACGATGTCATGGTGCATGCTCAAGATCTGCTAACGGCACTCTCATTGACGACATTTGCGGTCGATTCCAATGCAACCAGGTTTCAGCTCAACGGGGTCTTGGTTGACATCAGTGCCGATGAGGTCAACGTGGTTGCGACCGATGGCCGAAGGCTTTCCAGCGTGGTTGTCCCATTGTCAGAGGAAACTCCAAACCCAGAAGCATCGGCATCGATTGTGCCTTGCAAACCCCTGGCGTTAGTTGCAAAGACTTTGACCGGATCAATCGATCCATGCAAGATTCGAGCAACCAAAAATGCGATTAGTTTTCAGGTCGGTGGGATCACGATCAAAAGCCAATTGATCGAGGGTAAATATCCAGTCTGGAGAAGCGTGATTCCAAACCAAGCAAACTGCGAGCGGATTGAGCTAAACGCTGGTGATTTCAGCCAGGCCGTTAAGCAAGCTGCGATTGTAACCAGTCCAGATTCAAATGGCGTCGTGTTTTACTTTGCGCATGACAACTGCGGGATTGCTGCTAGGACTGCTGAGATTGGTGAGTCTGAGGTTAACCTGCCGATCACGTTTACCGGATCGCTCAAGCTGACAGTTGATCATCGATTCGTTGCCGACTGGGTCGGTCGATTGCCTAAAGACGAAATGATTGAGATGGTCATAAAGAATCCAAAATCTCCAGTGGTGTTTACCTGGGGTTTGGCAACTTATGTCATCATGCCGATGGAGAAAAGCTAACATGGACACTGAACTCGAACGACAAAGAAGGCTTTTTGAAGAGTGGGCGCAAACCATTCAGCTCAAACTCAAACGATTGCCAATGACCAACAGCTATGCTTACTTTCAAACGGAGGTTGCATGGCTAGCGTGGCAAGAGGCGATTAAACAGATTTTACCTCAGGAGGCAAAGCAATGACCGAGCCAACTAAAAAGCGATGTCGATGCTGCAATCTGCCGACAAATGCAGAGGCTAAAAAGAATGTCTACTGTGGACGCTGTGAGCCACTCAAACGAAGCGGGATGCTTTACCATGAAGTCTGCGAGACGCTCGCAAGCCGTGGTGGTAAGTTAGCTGCACACTTTGAAAAGCAGGCAGAGCTGCACTTCAATCAGCATCTGCTTTACTCGGCCAATGCCGGCAGGGAGCAAGCGATCCGTGATCAGATCATCGCTCTCAGGGAAGGGATGAAAGTTACCTACAGAGCAGATCCAGCATTGATCGACGGCCAAAAACGAAAGCTATACAGATGCCCAGGTTGTGGGCATGTGTATACAAAGAATCGGTGTTTACCTTGTGAGTGGAAGATTATGGGAGTGGTGAAATAATGGAAAAGTTGATTTATTATGATCGTTATGCAGTCAATCAGGCTGGTTGTGTTTTCAATGCAATCACTGGGAAGCAATTGAAACCTGGCAAAAACAGCAGGGGATACATGACCGTCTCGCTGTATGACGGATCAAGTCCAAAGAAAGCAAAATCATTTCTTGTTCATCGGTTGATTGCAGAAGCTTTTTTTGGCAAAAACGATTTGCAGATCAATCACAAAAACGGCGACAAAACTGACAACAGGCTAGAGAACTTGGAGTTTGTCACCGCGCAAGAAAATGTTGATCATGCTCGCAATGTGCTTGGTAAAACTCAGCATGGAGAATCAAACTCAAGATGCAAGATTCCAGCAGCAGTTGTCCAAGCGATTAAACGCAATGACAGAACTGCACAATCTTGGGCAGACGAGCTGAAATGCAACGCGAATTATATTTGGCAAATTCGTGCTGGAACTTATCGATCTCACGGCTGAGAGCGAAACGGTTGGCTCGCCATGATCTGCTGATGGTCGGATCAAGATGAGCTGGTGCGCGGTGTGTGCCAGGAGTCATAAACCTAAACTGCCGCTGCCTGGGTCAGTTGTAACTTTCCGGCTGAGCCCAGGCATTTTTTTACACTTCATCAGGAGGATTTAGTTATGCATCGCTGGTATCAACAAGAGGCAATCGAAGCTGCCTACAAAACGCTTTTAAGCGATCCAAAAGCATCTCCAGTGATCGTTGCTCCAACTGGGTCAGGCAAGAGTCACATTATCGCTGGACTGTGTGAGCGAGCGGTCAACCAGTACAAAGGCCGAGTGGTCGTGCTCCAACATCGCAAAGAGTTGATTGAGCAGAACGCCAGCAAGATTCAAGCCGCGATGGAAGGCAGCTTGAAGGTGTCTTTGTTTTCAGCAGGGCTCAAACAGCGAGATGCTGATGGTGATATTGTCGTTGCCGGCATCCAGTCCATGTACGACAAGGCAGAACTGCTCGGGCCGCGTCAATTGATCGTCATCGACGAGTGCCATCTTGTTCCGAGTGAGGGCGAGGGCATGTATCGTAGTTTCTTAAGTGACATCAAAGAGCGGAACCCTCGAGCCAGGATCGTTGGGCTGACTGCAACCCCGTACAGAACTGGCGAGGGTTATTGCTTTGGTGAGGATCGCATTTTCAGCCAGGCGTGCTACAGCGTTGATGCTATCAGGCTTATGGATGAGGGTTTTCTTTGCCGACCATGCTCAACCGCTGCGGTTGAATCGGTGGATACTTCGGCCTTGCACAAGCAAAAGGGCGAGTTCATTGGCAAGGAAGTCGAAACACTTTTTGACGGCCAGGATTTATCCCGGGCCGTTGCTGAGATCATCGAAAAGACTTGGCGAAGGCACTCGATCATGATCTTTGCCACATGCGTCAGGCATGCTTTGGCGATTGAGCTGGAGCTGGTCAAGCAAGGCCAATTGGCAAGTTCGATTGCTTGCATCTTTGGCAATACTCTACCAGCGGATCGCCAAGCGATTCTTGAGCGGTTTAAGGCAATGCGGATCAAGTTTGTAATCAACGTCGATGTTTTAACGACTGGGTTTGATGCTCCTGTTGTCGATGCGATTGCGATTCTGCGAGCAACTGCATCGCCAGGGCTATACGCTCAAATCGTAGGGCGTGGCATGCGGGTCGATCCATCGAAGGAAGATTTCTTGGTCTTAGACTTTGGCGAGAATATTCAAAGGCATGGATCAATTGACCGGATCAGACCAGGCCGAAAAGGAAAACTACAAACAGTAGAACAAGTTGAAAAAGACGACGCTGAGGCTGAGGTGAAAACTAGGATCTGTCCATCGTGTCATCAGCATGTGCCGACAACCGAGCTTGAGTGCGAGTGCGGGTGCATCATGCCGGTTACTCGCCGGCACAATGATCATTCCGATGAGTTTACGCCGATCATTGGCGAGGGTGATCTGATTGACTTTAAGGTTCTGGACATCGAGTACACAAAGCATGATAAAACCTGGCTCACTGGAAAGCCGGCAACACTCAGAATTGATTACACAGTTCAGACTCAATCAGGTAAGACGCTGCCAGATAAGATCAGCGAATGGGTTGGTTTTGAGTCTGATGGTTTCGCACTTAAAAAGGCTGGATTGTGGTGGATCGCAAGATCCAAGTGGCCGATCCCAGTTACGATTGATTCAGCACTGACTGCATGCCTGTTTGGTGGCATTGCTGATGCCGTCAAGATCAAGGCCAAGCGTGAGGGCAAATATTGGAAGATCCAGGCCGTTGAGCTCGGGCCAATTCCCGAGGTCAAAGTGATTCAAAATCTGGAAGATGCACCATTTTAGAAAGTTATATCAATGTTTCCAAAAGAACTAACAGATCGCAAGCAGTGGCTCACCTGGCGGCTTGATGGTGATCGAAAGATACCCATTGGCAAGTCAAATGATCCTAGTACATGGCACAGTTTCGATGAAATCAGTGCCTTCAATAAGATCGCTTTTGTGTTCTCATCTGATGATCCCTATGTCGGTATAGATCTTGATGACTGCTTTGATGAGAGCGGCGAGCTTAACGAGCCGGCAAAGCTAGCTTGGGAACTGTTTAACGGCAAGGCGTACATCGAACGATCTTTCAGTGGTAAAGGCTTGCACATCATTCTGCGTGGCAAAAAGCCGGCATGGTCGGTATGCAAAGTCGGCAAGGTTGAGTGCTATGAACACAGTCGATTTTGGATCATGACGGGACAGATCGCAGGATCAAATGATCAGATCACAGAGTGCCAGGCCGAGCTAGAGCGTTTTCTTGATGTCTATTTGAGACAATCAAAGCCGGCGGTTGATCAAGTCGTCAACGCAAAAATGCTATTTGGTCAGGCGAGCAAAACAACACTCTTTGAGCGTGGTCAAAAGTATATCGCTAGCGTGCCTCAAGCCGGCCAGGGCTCAAGAAATGAAGTAGCTTTTAAGCTAGCCGGTAATCTTTGGGCTATGGTTGACGAGTTCGGCCAGAGCATGAGCGAGTCAGAGATCGAGTCGCTGGTAAGCCAGTGGAACACCTATAACTCGCCTCCAATGCACCCCGATGAAGTCGCGGCGGTGGTCAAGAGTGCCAAGATTAACGGAACTCCTCGAGCCAGAAAACCGCATCAGGAGGTTGGCATTGACGCGGAGCTGGTGGCCGAGGGTGATCGGCTGGTGGAATTGGTTTGGCCGACGAAGGCAGCAGAACAGGCCGATGAGGATGAGGACACAGATGACGATTTCTGCCTAGGCATGCTACCAGAGTCTGGGCTTTTAAGGCAGATCTATGACTTCTACGATCTGATGGGATCACGCTCAAGCCCAATCATGGGGTTGGCAGTTGCCATCAGTGCGGTGCAAACCCTGCTCGGCCGAAAGATCGCAACTCACACTGATTTACGATCAAATGATTACAACCTGATCATGGCTCAAACGGCATCTGGTAAAGAGACTTGCAAATCGGCATTGGTCAAGATGTTTTGCGCGGCTGGTGCTGAGCGTTTCTTGATGCCTCCCGATGTGCAGTCCGGCAATGGTCTAATCACTGCTTTAGCTGCCGAACCATGCTCGCTATGGATCGGTGACGAGTTCGGCAAGGTGCTCCAGGGGATCCTAGACAAAAAGGGTAGCCAGCACATGAAGAACATTGGCAAGCATCTTTTGAGCCTTTATGGTGAGTCAGCCGGCAGGTTTCTAGGTGCATCTCATGCTGCTGGCAAAAAGAACGGAATTGATCAGCCCCATCTTTGTGTATTGGGGCTCTCAACCTCGTCAACGATATTCTCTGGCATTTCCGAGGAACAGGTTAGCGATGGATTGCTTAATCGAATTGCGTTTTGGCCTGTGCAAGAAAGGCCAAAGCGTAAAAGCAACTTTGATGCTCCAGAGATTCCAGTTGAGCTCATTGCGTCGATCAAATCCTGGGTGGACTTCGATCCACAAGCAAAGGTCGGTGGTCAAGCATGGGATCCCTCGGCCGACTTTGGAAAGTCGAGTCGAACGAGCCTTGCAGAGATTTTTCCCCATCCGATCAGGCTCGGGATCAGCGATGATGCCCGGGCCCGGTGGGATGAGCATTCAAACCAGATCGATTGCAAGATGGAGTCGGAATCTAGCCAGCGATCTGCTATGTGGGGCAGGACTGCTGCGAGGTCACTTCTGCTGGCGATGGTGCATCGCTGCTCACGCATGCATCACCCCATTGAGGCTCATGGAGCGGTGATCGAGCTGCAAGATGTCAATTGGGGTGTTAGGCTCTCTAATTGGCTCTCTAGAATCGCTTGTGATTTGATCCAGCAGAATATGGCGGACAAGCAATTGACGCTGGCTAAACGCGTTTTGGAGGGTTTGGCAGCACATGGGCCAGTGTCGGCTAGGACTGCACTCAGGCAATGCAGATCGCTCACGGCCGGTGATCTTGATGCTGCTGCGGTAAAGCTTGGTTATCTGATCGAAAATCGTGACAATCGCAATCGTGGCCGGCCGAAAAAGATGTATATCAAGCCTGATTTCGGCGAGTGATTTTTGTCACCAAATCGTTGTTTGGGCTATTTTTGTCCCGAAACCTTGCATTACTGCGTGCTAATACCTCCTAAGCAGTATTAGCAAAAGTATCTGAAATTGGTGCTCAGGGTCGATTATTGTCCTTTTTGTCCTATTTTTGTCACAGACCATTCGGGACAAAAATCACTCTCCTTAAGGCGGTTATCCTGCCCTTAGCTATATAAAACATATATATATGTATATGTTAATGGTGTTAGTAGTGTTTGTAGTTGATTTTTGTCCCAGTATTAGGGGTGTTGGTTGTCTTGGTTGTTGGGCTGTCTTTGATGATGTCTTTTTAAGTGACAAAAATCAATTTGGAAAATTTTGCAAAATATCTTTCGGCTGGTCTTGATTCCGTCGATAAAGCTACTAAGATTTAGGCGTAGTTGGTGATCAAAACTTTTTCACAGGAGTGAATCATGGCAGGCAAAGTAAAGAACTGGGTTGTCAATGCATTGGTCGAGCAAGTCAACAACGGTGAGCTAACAGTCGATGGCATCAAAGACGAGGCGGCTCGCAAGGCAGTTGCTAAGCGTCTTGCTGCTAAGCCAGAGCCAGAGACAACGCTTGCTAAGTGGGATCATCCAGCGACCGGCGAGGTCAGGATCTATGTCAACGACAGGGTGCTTGGTCGTGGTTGCAAGCTCTTTTTCTACAACGACAATGGCTTTGCTAACTACAAGATCAGCGGTGATGTTACGATGCAAGCAAAGCAATTGGCAGATTCGATTGGTCAAAAGTATCTTGGCGATTGGTCATCGATGATCGCCGTAGCAAAGTAGGATGAAAGCAATGTCAGAGTTCGTGACAACAAGTCAACCAGCAGGATCCCTAGATCGCTGGCGTGATAAAGCCAAGGCCGAAGGGCTCAGCCTTAGCGAGTGGGTTGGTAAAGTCTGCAATGATGCTTGCGGGATCGATGTCAAGCGTCGAAAGCGTGGCCGGCCGGTCAAGAGCGAGGGTAACCATGAAACAAAGTGAAACGCTCGCCATGATCGAGGATCTTGAGGCTGAGGTCAAACAGCTGCGTAAGGAGCTGGAGCGAACCAGCAGAAAGTTGACGCAATCGCAAGCCAGGGCAAAGTATTACTTTGATGCTTTGCGCAAAGTGGTTAGGTCAGATCATCCAGTTTTTAGAGAGTCACCAAAATGAGCGATAGAGTCAACAGTCCGAGCCATTACAATCAAGGAAATGTGCAGTGTATTGACGCGATCAAAGCTGCACTAGGGCCGGCGTTCGCTGATTACTGCATCGGGAACGTCATCAAGTACGTCTGGCGATGGAAGCACAAAGGAGGCGTCGAGGACTTGCAAAAGGCAATGGTCTATTTGTCGTGGGCCGTTGGCGCAGGGCTCGAGGAAGAAGTGCAAAGCGGTCAGATGTTTAGTGGCAAGGATGGGCAGGGTTACTACAAGGATGGATCAAGTGATAACAATCAAGATCGACGCTGAGCCAATTGGTCAACCCAGACCGCAAGTCAGCATGCGTGGTGGTGTTCCTCGGGCTTATGTGCCAGCTAAGCATGGCAGTCATGCACTCAAGGAAGTTATTAAACTACAAGCCAAACAAGCGATGGCAGGTCATGATCTGATGACAGGGCCAGTGGCCGTGAGCGTGATGATGTGTTTTAGCCGGCCAAAGAGTCACACAAAGAAGCAACGCCAGTGCAATTGGCATTGCAATAAGCCCGATGTGGATAATGCACTTAAGCTGATCTTTGATGCTGTCAACGGAATCATCTGGCATGATGATTCGCAGATCTGCCGGATTGATTTGTGCGAAAAGAAGTGGGCCGAGCAAGGCTCGATCGTGCTGAGTGTAGAGGCATTGCAATGAGTTCACCTATCTGCGGTCGATGCAACAAGCGAGACAAGGTTAAGGGTGAGCGATACTGCTCGGCATGCAGGGCTGAGGTCATGAAGCAGATGCGTGAGTCGGGCTATCTGACAGACACTCACAGCAGATCGCATTGGAACAGTGAGCAGCGTGATCGCTCGCAGCTTCGCACTGACTCGGCTGGTGGCGAGGCTGAGCGACTCGGAGATGGTGATGACTAGGGGCCAGCCCTAAGACGGGGGGAGCATCGAATCTGCCAGGGTGGTCGCCATCGAT